GAGTATATCTCTCTGATGATTATAAGATACCAGGTCATGTATCCTATTCAGCTCTGACTACCTTCATCGACTGCGGTTATCTATACTACCTCAGCCGACTGTTGCAGATACCAGAGAAGCCAGCGGTATGGAGCGCAGGTGGCTCCGCATTCCACAAGGCTACTGAAGAATGGGACAGACAACATGTTGAGTAAACAATTATGGGAAGAGGCATGGAATGAATATACCAAAGATGTCGACTTATCGACGCTTAGAGTTGGCGGCAGGGCTACGAAAGATTACCCCAATAAGGAAGATGCTTCCTTCTGGAATATCGCTGGTCCACAATGGGTCCAGTCCTACGTCGAATGGCGACAAGTCAACAAGAATTGGAAGATTTGGAAGACGCCTGAAGGCGTTCCTGCGATTGAACTAGGTATCATACCTGAGTTTGCTGGTGTTCCAGTCAAGATGGTAATCGATAGAGTCTTTGATGTTGATGGTCAGTTGGTTGTGGTAGACTTGAAGACATCACAACGCACACCTGACTCCAGCCTACAGCTAGGTTTCTACCGAGCAGGGTTGAAGAAAGTCTTTGGTGTTGATATAAACTATGGTAACTATTGGATGGCTCGTCAGTCTGGCACTGGTCAGATGGAAGACCTAACCAAATACTCAACCGAGATGATTGATTACTTCGTAGAAAAATTTGACAAAGCACGTCTTGCTGGTATATTCTTACCCAACACAAACAACTGTAACCGATGCGGGCTCACAGAGCACTGCTCGTTTACTTCAAAGAAAGAGAAACGATGAACGAAGAATGGAAACTGCAAGTCTCGTATAAGACTGGCCCTGGTGATATGATTAATATCCGTGCCAATACTGCTGATGAACTCAGTGTACTGCTTGAGGGTGTAGGTGATTACGCTACACAGATTGCTGCAACTAACAAGCTATTGGCAGGTGCGTACAATCTAGCCCCTTTATCAACGCCAAGTACCACAACAAGCACAACGCCACCGCTCTCCTTACCACCCAGCCCAGTCTCGGAAGCATCAGGTACCGCAGCTCCAACGTGTAAGCACGGGGCGCGTATCTATCGCAGTGGAATCAGTAGCAAGACTGGTAAACCGTATGCATTCTGGGCATGTCCTACCCCACAGGGTACAGTTGACCAGTGCAAGCCAGTAAACTAAATACAGGAAATCAAATGAGTCGTAGTCAGTTTGTCATGGGTTGGCTACGACTCTTACTAAAAAGGAATAAGCCTTGCGTACACTTGTCAGAAGCGTTGGTCGTGCAAGTATTGGCGGAGAACCATTGCCATCGTGCTTCAAAGCGTTTGAGTCGAACAAAATTATCCTCAGGCGTAGCGAAGTGTCGATGTTCGCAGCAGCGCCAGGAGTAGGTAAGTCAACACTTGCCTTAGCTCTTGCGCTAAAGATGAAGGTTCCCACCCTATACATTAGCGCCGACACCAACGCACACACAATGGCTATGCGATTAGCATCTATGATTTCGGGTAAGAATCAGACTGATGTTGAAGGATTATTGAATACTGATTTAGGTTGGACAAGAGCAGTGCTAGCTAAGGCTAGCCACATTGTCTGGTCATTTGAATCAGCGCCATCACTACAAGATATCGATGAGGAAGTACAAGCCTTCGAAGAATTGTGGGGATGTCCACCACAACTAATAGTTGTCGATAACTTAATGGATGTAGCCACCGATGGTGGCGAGGAGTTCTCTTCTATGAGAGCTATCATGAAGGAGTTGAAGTATCTTGCTAGGGCTACGAATGCGGGTGTGTTGGTATTACATCATACGAGTGAAGCGGTACCTGGCTCTCCTTGCCAGCCTCGTTCCGCGATTCAGGGAAAGGTGGCTCAGCTCCCCGCACTCATTTGCACGCTTGGTGTTGTGGGCACATCAATGGGCGTGGCCCCTGTCAAGAACCGTTATGGCAAAGCCGACGCGGGTGGTGGACTGATGACTTGGATTGCTTTTAATCCTGAGTACATGTTCGTTGAAGATATACCAGAGAATGGTTAGGAAGAAAACATATGAAAATAAAATATGCAGGGACAGATAAACGAGTAAAGTTTTCAGATTACCTAGGTATCAGTATTTATGAATGGGACGAAGCAGATTATGGATTGACTATAACTCTGTTTGGTCGGGAGTTTAACTTCCTCATCTGGAGAAAAATTAATGGATGACGATTACTTGGAGATACATGCAAAAGAAATGTCACAGGCTGAATATCACAGACATATTGCCATCTGCATACAGAAGATTAATGATGCCAAACCGCAGGTTAGGGACGATTATACGCAGGGCGTATGCGACGGACTTGACTGGGCAACGAGAATACTAGAGAAAGATAAGAGCGCATACTAATGGCTAACCCTAACGGACGTAAAGGTGCACAGTTCGAGACCGATGTAATGCGTTGGCTTCGTGATAACAATGCTGTAGCTGAGCGTCTTACTAAGGCTGGTGCTAAAGATGAGGGCGACTTGTATGTATTCCTTCAGGGTAAGACATACATTATGGAGTTAAAGAATCGTAAGAAGCTAGACTTACCTGCCTTCTGGGACGAGGCGCAGGTTGAGGCAAAGAACTACGCGAAGGCAAGAGGGTTGGGTACGGAACCTTCTTCCTTCGTTGTAGTCAAGCGTCGTAACAGTAGCGTTAAGAACGCTTGGGTTATACAAAACTTAGAGCAGTGGATGAGAGAGAGACATGAATGACCTACCAAGTATTAGAGATGTCCTTATCCACTATGGTGCGGACATACGACGCAACCACGGGCAAACAAATCTGCGATGTCCATTCCATGGAGACACACATCAATCAGGCACAGCCAACTTGGACACCAATGTGTTCATCTGCTTTGCATGCGGGGTTCAGGGAAACAGTTTACAAATCATATCCCAAAGAGAAGGAATTAGTGTAAGAGATGCAAAAGAATTCGCAGAGAGAACTATTGGAACGGGCATCGGAGAAGTACGCGGCAAACATTTATCAGGCAGAAGGCTACCTAAAAAACAGGGGCATTCCGATAGAGGTAGCACGGCTGGCTCGATTAGGCGTAGTCGTAGAGGCTGAGATAGGCCATGAGATGTACCAAGGAAGGTTGAGTATACCATATGTTACTAAGACTGGTGTTGTGGATTTACGGTTTCGTTCGCTCAATCCTGCGGTGGAGCCGAAGTATATGGGACTCACTGGAGCTGATACTAAAATGTATAATGTCCTTGATATTGAGCGGGCTGGTGATTACATTGGTATCTGCGAGGGAGAACTTGATACTATTACTATGTCTGCTTGCGTCGGCATTCCTTGTATTGGTGTGCCAGGTGCTAATAGTTGGAAGAAACATTACACGAGACTCCTCGCCGATTTCGAAAGAGTCTATGTCTTTGCTGACGGAGACCAACCAGGAAAAGAATTTGCCAACTCACTTGCAAGAGAACTCCCTGTTACTATCGTCCAGTTCCCCGACGGCGAAGACCCTAACTCATTCTATACTAGCAACGGGTCGCAAGCAATACTTAAGAGAGCAGGACTAGCTAATGCCTGAGTTCCGTCATGGCGATAAGTATAAGTGCCCTGAGTGTGGGGAAATATTAGATGATGCCTTTGATGTGGTTGAACATATGGTTGAAGATGGAGAAGAGTTCAACCCTTCAATGATAATGCCAGGTGGTTTCCGTTTGCTACTTGGTAGTCTGTTGCGTGGGCTATACGATAACAAAGATGATGCTGAGTATATCAGCCAGATAACACAGTCAGCATACATAACTTTATTCACAGCAGAACATTACCCCGAAATGATTGGGGAAACTGTTGAGGATATTATAGTAGAAAGCGTAATGGAAGACTTCGATGGAGAACTCAAACAACTATTCAAGAATAGAGAGTGAAGAGATATGGCAGATAGTACAACACCTGGCTGGGATGGGTTATCAGATTACAGAAACAAAGCAAGAGAAGGATATCCTCACAGTAACTTTAACTATCCCCCTGTTAGCAAGGAAGAGCGTGTACAATACCCAACTCAATTCGAAGAGGATGTAAGGATTGTATATGATGAGTTGATGTCTGTGCTGATTAAGAAGCACAAGGATTATGGTGCTAAGAATATTGCTGACGCACCTGGCGGTGCACTCAATGGACTTCGTGTTCGTATCCATGATAAGACTGCTCGTATCAATAACTTAATAGACTTCCAACGCAAGGCCGAGTATGAATCCCTTGAGGATTCGTTCAAGGACTTAGCTAACTACGCCATCATAGCCTTGCTGGTACTCAGAGATAAGTGGGATAAGTAAATGGTAAAGAACTCTTCGTTCGATTTAGACTTTGGGTATGGTCGAAAGGGTGAGACATTGGTCGAGGAGTTACTTACTGGTGGGCGCACAGTAGAAGTCAAGCGTGACAGGAAGTGGTGGATTACCAACAACTTATACATTGAAGTTGAGTGTTGGTTTAATAAGTCTAAGGCATGGGAGCCATCAGGTTTATCAGTAACCGAGGCTGCGTACTGGGCATTCGTGCTTGAGCAGTCAACAGTAATCGTGCCCACACATATACTTAAGAAGGGTGTACTAGAATTGGGCAGGGAAATATCCTGCGAAGTGCCGCCTAATAAGTCTAAGGGTTATCTCATCACAGTTGAAGACTTACTTACAATGACACGCAAGTATAAGAATGAGAAAGTTGATAATGGACTGGAGTAGAATCGAACGCTGGGAGTATGTAGTCACAGCAGTTGCTAGTGAATACTCCAAGAAGTTTACCATCTGTGAGTATGAGGATATCAAGCAAGCATTATACCAATGGTTTGCTGAGCACCCTAATAAACTAGATACTTGGGAAGCGATAGGTGAGAAGGATGCTAAGAACCTTATCTATCGTAGTCTAAGAAACGAAGCGTTGGATTACTGTCAGAGATGGAAAGCCAAGACAGTTGGCTATGATGTATCTGATTTATATTATTATGAACCAGGGTTAGTTGAGGTGCTGTTACCTGCTGTGTTGATGGGTAACTTTCATATCGCACCGAAGTTAAATCTTAGTGGAGGGGGCAAGCCTTCTGCCCCTGCTGAGGGTGGCAACATACAGGTTATGTTACTTGAAGTTGACTCAGCATATTGGAAGCTTTCCAAAGAGGATAGGAAGTTATTATTCCTCCGCCATGCTGAGTCGCTAGACTTCAAGGAGATAGCCAACTTTCTATCTCTGGGCACGGAGGACGCAGCGAGAATGCGTCACAAGCGTGCGATAAAAAGACTCGTCAATAAACTTGGTGGGTACAGACCCTACCATGATGAAGACATCAAGGATGCCACGGAAACAGAAGAGATACCAGATTCCCAAGAATAATAATCACTGCTGATATCAAAGATATCATTATGATTATTGATACTGGAACTATGATGTAGGCTAGAAATATGAGTGCTCTCTTTACCAAGATTCACTCTCATCATAGCCAATAGAATCTCCGTTGCTCATCAAGGCGTCAACATAATCGTCCTCGCTTGCGAACTCAGGATACCATTCTAGTATCTGTGTGCCATTAGATATATCTAACTCGGCTACATCTGTATCAATGCCAGCACTATGGTCTACATAGTTCTCGAACTTTAGCTTTGATAGAGATAGGTCATACTGGAACACACCATCAGATGTGACCGATATGAATAGCGGTGTAGATTCTAAGTCCTTTGCTTGGGTTAGAATCTTATCGGCATCATCTTTAGTTATCACAATCTTACCTTCTGGATAGGCTCGCACCATACCATACAGTTTGTCTGATACGCTACTGATGATTGCGTAATCGAATATATTAGTTATGACTAAATCATCACAGAGATGTGCCTTGATTAGATTGCTCACATCTACTGTATTCAAGTTGTAAGTTATCATTTATCCTCCAGTCTTGTAGAAGCCAGTACCCTTGAATTGAATACCGACTGCGTTGTATATTCTTGTTGACTCAAAGCCACAGACACAGGTGACTGGTTCATCACGCGTATCTACGCTGCGGGAAAGTATAGTAAGCGAGTCACACTTACCACATCTATATTCATATGTCGGCATGTTAATAATCCTCCAGCGTGCTACCCTCAGGGGTAGGCGCAGTAGCTAGCGTGCCACACTCGGCACACTCCATGTCTGTGAAATACATTTCGATAGTGCCATCATCAGAATCGAATATGGTTTTGAGATTCCATATCTGACTACCACAAGGACATACTGTTGTCGGTGTGCCACGAATATCCATAGCACTCTTGTAGTCAGGCTTCAATTCTGTTATGTGTTTTGGTTCTTTCCAAGATTCCTCCACCCTAACCTCCTCCTGATTTCAGTTGGTTCAACTGCGTTGGCGCAGTCTGTTGGGGATTCGTGGTATATCCAAGTGTCCATAGGATTCTTTCCATTTACCATCACCGACTTACCTTCGATAGGTTTATAGCAAGAGTCGCAAAGAACAACATAATCATTTCTTAATGATGGCATTAGTACCACCCTTTCTTTTGGAAGTGAGCCCAAGCTTGACAGGGAGTATCGTATCTATGATATACATACTCAAGCCCCCTGTCAATCTGTTTGGTAGGGGGTGTTGCTGGGTCTAGCCCTAGTATCTGTGGGATACCGCCAGCATTCTTACCCATAACTTTTACTTTGTTGTATGCGTTGGGATTCCATGCTGACTCCTTACCCCACAGTTTACTAAGGCAGGACATCTGTTTATCACGCCACTCGGATAGCCTGTTGTAGGCGTAGCCTTTACTATCCTCTACTGTCCAAGTATCCTTCTTAGAATACTTGTGCGGTGTGCTTAGTGGTTCTACTATCACAATGGTGAATATGATAGTAAAGATTAGTGCTCCTATGTAGTGAGCGATATGCCTTGCCATACTCTTACTCCTTCTGCGAAGGTGATAGCGTCGCTTCGGATAGTTCGGTTAGTTGGTATGCCAGCCATGAGTATTCTCTCACCTGCTAGCATGCCACCCCATATACCATACTCTATATTCTCAGGCTTCATGCCTTCGGCTAAGCACTCTGCTTTGATGGGGCAATCTTGGCAGATACCAATAGCAAGCATAGCACTATCGGCAAGTCTTTTACGCTTAGCCATAGTGGGTCTGCCCTTAGGTTGCTCAGGAAACCATAGGTCAGGCTTCGGGTGCGTGGAGCAAGAGCCCTTCATATTACCCCCTATTGTGGGTTGTTTGATATACAGGGTGTATCGTGACGATACCACTCAGCAACTCAGCCCACTCTTGAGCCTTGTCTAAGGTGTCGAACATGCCATAGAATAGCGAGTTCGTAGCGGTGTCCTCTGGAAATACTAGGACTACATAGCCAGCCACCAGCATACCTGCTAGTGGCGTGGCTACGGCAACTCTATCGTTAGAAGGAGTCGAAGATGACATCTACATATCCATCAAGGCGTTCGTGCTTGGCAACCAAGCCCTTCTTACCTGTCAAGTGCTTGTATGTGCCATCTCCCAATGACACCCATAATGACTTGGGTTTGAAGCGGGTCTGATTAGGTAGTGCTTTGACAATAGTTCCTAGTGGAAGGATACTATCTTGTGTATCAATCACCGCTGTCTCAAGTAGAGAAGCGATGTCACGCAGTTCGTCGGCTAAGCCAACGATAAGTGTGTCGTTCGTCATGGCAGTTTATCTTTCTGTTAGTTGGTTAGTAAGGTAGTGCTTGTTGATTCTTATTATACACCCTCACCCATTGATTGTCAAAGTCAAGTTCTCTTGTCTTTGACTTGGTGGATTGGGGTGTGTAGCACATACAATTTAGTTGATGTGCTCCACATGACACGCATGACTCGCAGTATTGGCAGAAATCTACGGACACTTCTATGTCAATCAAGGCTTCACATGTGGGACACTCATCTATGATGGCGTAGCTATCTAACTGCGCTTGAAGTTCTGCGTAGTAAGATTGCTCGTCAGCAAAGTTATCCTCTGCGAAAGCACCTGTATCAGCGATAGGATTAGGTGATGGATTGTAGTACGAGCGTGGCGTGACTATCGTCCGCTTATAACTCGAATTACTCCACCATACACCATTGTCGTCCCAAGTTCCAAGTCTTTCATTGATTAGATAGAGTTGGTATTGGGCTTGTGGATTGGTGGTGAGCACGGCTATCTTGCTACCGCTTGCCCACCCCTCAATCATACGATAGATGTTCTCGTCCTCAAGGGCGAGCACACCACCGAGTTTAGGTAGCGTATCCTCAGCAAAGACACGCGTATCGCTACGCTTATCTGTCTTGCTGATGAAGGTATCTAGCACACCATTGTGCGCTAGAAAACTATTGGTATCATCACC